GCTGGCAACTGGCCTACTTCCCCGACTCCCAGATCATCTACACCTCGTACTCAAACGAGCTGGCCAAGACATCAGTGCGATACGTCCAGCAGGTGATGGTGAGCCCGTGGTATCTGGACTTGTTTGCAACGCGATTGGGGGCGATCCGGCAGGCAGACCATTTCACCACCGCCAGCGGGGGCAAGGTCTACGGCGACGGCGTCGGTGGCTCGCTTACCGGCCTGGGTGCCGGGCTGAAGCGACGGGCGGGCGGGTTCATCGTCCTCGACGATCCGAGCAAGCCAGACGAGGCGCTGTCCCGAGTAGAGTCGGACAAGCTGCGAGTGTGGTTCGAGAACACCCTCAAGTCCCGCCGCAACAGCTCGCAATGGACACCGATCATTATCTGTATGCAAAGACTCGATACGGAAGACCTGTCGGGGTTTGTGTTGAGAGAGTATGCTGCGGACGTGCACCATATAAAATTCTCGGCGTTCAACAATATGGGGGAGTCTACGATTCCTGAAACGGTCAGCACCAAGTCCCTTCTAGACACCCAGCGGATCAGCCCGTTCACCTTCGCCGCGCAGTATCTTCAGGAGCCGACGGTCATTGGTGGCAACCTCATCAAGATAGGCGATTTTAAGTATTACGATCCCGCCTACGCTCCCAAGTTTGAGTTCAAGGTCATCGCGGCAGACACCGCCATGAAGACAAAAGAGGCGAATGATTACTCGGTTTTCCAGTGCTGGGGGCGGTACCAGAAGAAAGCCTACTTGATTGACCAGATGCGAGGGAAGTGGGCTCCCGCAGACTTGATCCGCAATGCGCGGGCGTTCTACGAAAAGCACCATCGGGCGGCGTCTCCGGTGGCCTACATGAGCGTTGAGGAGGCAGCGGCGGGGCTGACCCTGATTCAAGACCTGCGCAAGAAAGGCATCCCTACCAAGGGCGTTATCCGCCACCGAGACAAAGTCACCCGTGTGAAGCAGATTCTTGCCTACCAAGCGACGGGCATGGTGTGGATACCCAAGGAGGCATCCTGGCTCCCGGCGTTTGAGCAAGAGTGTGCGGCGTTCCGCGAAGATGGCAAAAGCAGACATGACGACCAAGTGGACGTGTTTGCCGATGGCGTGTTTCTGTGTCTTGGCAAAGGCACAAGCATTCTCAGCGTTATTGGTGGACGCAGGGCGGACCGAACAACCCCCGCCCCAGAAAACTCGGGGATTATCTGACCCACAAGACTAGTCGTAGGATTCGTCTTGCTTGAACGTCCCGCCTACGACAATACGAAACTCAAAGATGACAGCCACCGACACCCCAGAACGCGCCAAGACTAGGGTCAATAGCCTCTCAGATTTGGTGACAGGCGTCACCGGGGGCAACCCTTACGACACCCAGACCATTGCGCAGCCTTACACGCTGGCGCAGGGCAACTCCTACGTCCCGATCTCGCTGAATCGTGTCCTGCTGTCGTACTCGTTTATGACCCAAGGTCTGATTCAGACCGTGGTAAAACAGCCGGTCGAAGATGCGTTTAAGGGTGGGTTCGACATCAAATCCAACGAGCTTTCGGACGAGGACATTGCGAAACTTCAAAACGCTATCCGCCGACCACGTCGACGGAACCGCAGCAGCAAACTAGACCGCTTTACTCGCAAAATCAGCCCGAACTCCTCAGTTGCCTTGGGCCATTCCGACATCCGCACAGCGATGGATGTTCTGAACTGGTCTCGGCTCTACGGTGGCGCAGGGCTCATTATCAATACCGACCAGCCGTTTAATACGGAACTCGACATTGAAAAAATCGGCAAAGATTCGCCGCTGGAGTTTCTTTCCGCAGACCGCTGGGAGTTGATTCTCAGCCAGATGAACATTTTCGACACTGCCAACCCGACGCCGTTCAATTATTACGGCCTCCCGTTGCACCGCACACGAGTGGTGAAGGTGCTGGGCATCCAAGCTCCGAGCTACATTCGGCAGCGGTTACAGGGTTGGGGAATGTCGGAAATCGAAAGGTGCATTCGGGCGATCAACTCTTTCGTCAAATTTGAGAACTTGGTGTTCGAGCTATTGGACGAAGCCAAGATCGACGTGTTTCAGATCATGGGGTTCAACGACGCCCTGCTCACGGACGAAGGCACGGCAAACACGCAGCGGAGAGTGGACTTGGCGAATCGGATGAAGAATTTCCAGAACGCTCTCGTGATGGATAAAGAGGACTCCTACCAGCAGAAACAGCTCTCTTGGTCTGGGCTTGCCGAGATGTGGAATGAAATCCGGCTCAACCTGTCGTCGGACCTCAAGATTCCGATGAACAAGCTGTTTGGCCAGAGCGCCACCGGCTTTGGCGGAGGCCAAGACGCCATCGAGAATTACAACTCGGTTGTTGAGCAAGTCCGAGTGGACGCCGAGCCCGTCGTCATCGAGATAGTCGATTTGCGCTGTCAGCAACTCTTTGGCTACGTCCCAGAGTACACGCTTGCTTGGAAGCCTCTTAAAGCTCTCGACGGCGTGCAGGAGGAAGAAGTCCGATCCAAGAAGCAGGCTCGCGTGATGGAGCTGTTCTCGCAGCGTCTGGTGACAGGTATTGAGGCGTCCACGATCCTGCGTCGGGAAAACCTCTTGGACATCGAGACGGAGGTGTCGAAGGGGTTGCGTGATGTTGAGCCGATGATGCCCAATGCGGGCGACCCTTCTGATAAAGTAGCCGTTGCCGGAGACAAGAAACCGGAGAAGTGAAGACTACTCTTCAACCTCTGATCCACCGCGACAGCTACACCGGCTTCGTGGAAGCCGAAATTACCAGCTACCTGTCTGAGACGGTCTATAATCCGCTGATTGACCTTCTACACTCAGAAGGTCTCCGAACCAACGAGAACAAAGAGCATAGCGCGGTGTGGGACGCCATTATGGCGGGCACCCTCTGGTATGCCGCAGGCGTCTTTACGGGGATTTTTGACGCTGCAATCAGTCGGGAATTAAGAGCAATGGGTGCCAAGTTCACGGCCAATGGATTTGTTCTCCCGATAGATGAAATTCCAATCTCCCTCCGAGGAGCTTTGGCTTTATCTAATTCAAAGAGTCGGACGCTGCATCGAACAGTTCAGTCTACATTAGACGAGATGCAGGAGAACATCTTGATCGCTGCCACCGGAATGCTGTTTTCAGATGTTGTTGACAAGATTACTGAAGACTTACAGGGACAGTTAGTCCGAACCGTATCCGCCGAAGCCTCACTTCCAACACTCCCCAAGACCCCACAGGGCTTGATAGAGACGCTGAAAGAGAGTCTTACCGGCGAAATGACTCGGGCAATCAAACAGAGTGCCCTCGAACAAATCAACTACCTCCGTGCTAAAGTCTTGGACAACCTCCAGAACGGCGGACGCACCGACCGACTCGCCGAGCTTATCCGGGCGTACTTCGGCGTTGCCAAGCGGCGGGCGCGTTTCATCGCCGAATATGGGGCGGGCCAACTTGTCTCCGATTTTAGGGAGACAAGTTACGAGGCTCTCGGATCGACTGAATACGTCTGGGATACCAGCCACGACGAAAAAGTTAGGGCTGACCACCGCGCATTGGACGGGCGGGTCTTCTCGTGGAGTAATCCACCCATCGCCGACCGGGCCACGGGCTTTCGGGGGCACCCCGGCCATGCGGCAAATTGCCGGTGCACTGCCCGCCCGATAATTAACTTCTCGTGAGCACCACCCTCGACACTCTTACCACCGACCTCCGCTTTGCGGACGGACTCCGTTTCAACATTGCGGCAGAGTCGCGGAAGTTTGACTGCAAATTTATTGAGCCTGGGATCGTGTCTTACAAAGACCAAGGCGGCGGTATTGAGCTGTTGCGCAAGGAAACGCTGGATCGCTGCATGGCTTCCGCTATTGGCAACCCGCTTATCTTAGGCCATACCTACATCCACGCCAAGAATCGCTTGGAGCTGGAAGAGGGGATTGTCCACAGCTTCGCCTACAACTCAGACGACGGGTGGTATTACGTCTCTGGTGAGGTCAGTACTCCATCGGCTCAAAATCGGATGCGTCGAGGCGAACGCCCTTCTTGCGGATACCGAGTCAAAGAACTCGGACCGGGAGGAATGTATCACGGCATCAAATACGACGCCGAAATTTTAGACATCGAATTTAACCACTTGGCTATCGTGGACAACCCACGCTACGAATTGGCTGAATTTCGTCTGAACTCAGTCAACGTCAACGTCAGCAACCCAACCAACATCATGTTCAAATTCCTGAAGAAGCTCGTCACCCGTGAAAATGGTGCTGACGGCACAGTGACGGAGTCTACTAAAATGGAGGCCCACGAGGTTTCCGGTGACACGGAAATCGAAGTCGACGGCAAGATGGTAAAACTTAACAACCTTGCCCAAACCTACATGGCCGAAACCAAAGCTGCGGTTATCCGCACTGCTTCTGGTGACGACGAAGTCGAAGTTGACGGCAAAAACGTCAAGCTCAACGAGCTGGTCGATTGCTACAAGAAAAACATGGGGCGCAGTAACGCCGCCCCTGTGGTTCCTGTTGTGGTTGCTCCAGTCGTCGCCGCCGCTCCTGCCGAATCCGATGAGCAAAAAGCCATTCGTGAAAACGGAGCCAAGGCTTTTGCCCAACTGCAAAACGCAGCCGTCGGTCAAACCGCTTCCGAATTTGCTAGTTCTAGCGATTCTCTTTCTGAACGTTGCGCTCGTGGCACCAAACGATACTAATTCATTCCTGCAAGACTAACCCAACACTAATCCAATACTAACATGGCCTTCCTAACTCAGCCCATGAATCTGTTCACCCAGGCTCCAATCTTGGGGCTTGTGAGCATGATTCCCTCGCCGAACGTCGTCTCGGCTCAAATCCTCTCTACGTCTTCTGCCACCGCGATCCAAGTGGGTTCTGCGGTCAAGCTGGTTGACGGCGTCTCTGGCAGCATCCTCGTAGATGTCTGCTCTGGACCGACCGACGGTCCGGTCTACGGCGTAATCCTTTACGACGCCCGCAAGAACCTCTATGTCGCCAACGACATTGTGACTATCGGGTGCTCTGATACCTACGTTTATCTCCGCACTTCCGCAGCCGTGGCTCGCGGTGC